GCCGGGTCCGCAGGGGGCAGTAGGACCGCAGGGGATTCAGGGGCCAGTCGGGCCGGTGGGGCCGCAGGGTCCGATCGGGCCGGTGGGGCCGGTCCCCGAGGCGCCGACTGATGGCGCAGCTTACTTTCGCTCATCGAGCGGGTGGCATAGCGGCGGGCTGCTCACCGGCTCGCTTGGCATCGGTGCCGTGACCATCCCGACTTCGCCCCCGCCGCTCTACGCTCAAGGCTTCATCGAAGACCTGACTATTCCCGGTGGCAACGCAGTCCGGTTCAACTGCTACGTCACCCCAGCAGGCCCCACCAACATTGCTTATGCCGATGGACCGTGCGGCATTATTTATGCTGGCCCCGGCGGCCTGGAGTTCGACGTCGGGGCAAGTGCCTTGGCCGGAGATCCGGTGCCAGGGTTTGGCGTGATGACGCTTGACCCCAGCGGCAATCTGACTGCCGGAGGCGGAGTCTTCGCTCCCGTCGGCGCCTTCGGCGGCCTTTCTGTGTCTGGCCTTGCGCCTGCTCAGTCGGTGATCGATGTCGGCGGATCGATCCCCCAAGCCACTGGCGGCCCCTGGTGGTTTCATGCCGCAACTGGCAATCCCGACTGCTTTGTGACCTTTCTCATTGATGGGTTGTTTGGGACCAATTTCGGCCTCAACGCCAACGGTCACTTCTATCAAGGCGGATGGTCTGACGGCGCTGTTTACACGCAGTTTTGGACTTCCGCCGACTTCGGCAATCCAGCGTGCGACTACCGGATCAAGGAGGATGTCGCGCCGCTCGCCTCGACATGGGATCACATCAAGGCGCTCAAGCCGATTCGCTATCGGCAGAAAGAGTTCACGTTCCAACCGACGCCTCGGCGCGAGGGCGCGCTGCCGTTGATCGAGGCCGATGATCGAGAGCGCTGGGGCTTCATCGCTCACGAGCTGCAAGAAACGCTGGGCGAAACCGCCGCCACTGGGACCAAGGATCATCCTGATCGGCTTCAGGCGCCGAACATGATGGCGCTCGTCGCGGCGCTGACCAAGACGATTCAGGAGATGCAAGCGCGCATCGAAGCGCTGGAAGCGAGAGGCTGATGGCGATCGACTTCCCAGCTAATCCGGCCAGCGGCCAGCAATTTACGGCGGGCGGGATCACTTGGACTTTTGACGGCGTCAAATGGACGATGGGGGGCACCGCGCCGATCTATTTCGGCGATGCAGCGCCCCTGAATCCAGCCCCCGGAACGCTGTGGTGGGACACGATCAGCGCACAGCTCTTCATCTGGTATGTCGATTCAACCGGCAATGGCCAATGGGTTGTCACGCTCAACCTCGGAACCGCAGGGCCAGTGGGCCCGGTGGGGCCGATCGGGCCGGTTGGTCCACAGGGGCCGGTGGGGCCAATTGGGCCGCAGGGGCTGATCGCCGACGCGCCAAGCGACGGCACCGCTTACCTTCGATCGGACGCTGGTTGGGAGAGCGGCGGCACGCTGACCGAGCCGCTCGTCGCTACAGCGGCCACCGGCGGCTCTATCGGTCAGGTGAACCTTGCCAGCTCGGATCAGAGCGGCAACTGGATCGGCGGCTACCAAGGAACATTCGTCCAAGGTTCGCAGCGTTGGTGGATCGGCCTTGGCGACGGCCAAGCGGAAACCGGCGGCAATGCCGGGTCGAATTTCCAGATCCAAGCCGCCGATGACACGGGCGCCTATCTCGGCAGTTACCTGACCATCGATCGCGCGAGCGCCATGGCGACGTTCGATGGCTACGTCAAATCGGCGGCCGGCCTCTTTTATACCCAAGCCCCCGGCCCGACGGACAATTGCCACTATTGGTTTCTCGATCCCGCAGGCAACACGGCGGGTATTCTTTACTGGTTGCAATCCGCCAACGAGATGATCCTGCAGCATCAAGCTAGCGGTCAAACGATCTCTATCGATGCTGGCGGAAATTGCTGGTTGCCGCTCGATGTTCATGCTGGCTATGGCTACCAGTGCCGCCAAGGCATGAACGGCGGCTACGGCGCCAATCGGTTCAACTTTTGGTACAACGCGGGCGATGGTTCCACGCAAGGGTGGATCGACGCCACCTACATGGGGAACATCGGCTGGGTCTCCGATTATCGGATCAAGAAAAACCTCGTCCCGCTTGGTTCGACCTGGGAACAGGTCAAGGCGCTCAAGCCGATCAGCTATAGCCACAGGGATTACACGCCGGAAAATCCCGCACCGACTGCGGACGGCAGCCCACCGCCTCCATTGATCCAAGGAGACGACGTCGAGCGCTGGGGCTTCGTCGCCCATGAGCTGCAAGAAACGCTGACCGAGAGCGCGGCGACCGGCGTCAAGGATCAGGCCGACTGCATCCAATCGCCGAACCCGTGGACGGTCATCGCCGCGCTGACCAAGGCGCTGCAAGAGGCAATGACGCGCATCGAGGCGCTGGAGGCGGCGCGGTGATCGACTTCCCTCCCAACCCAGCCCCCGGCGACCAGTTCACAGACGGTGGGACCACTTGGGAGTGGGACGGCGATAAATGGATCGGCGTTGGCGGCGGCCCCTACCTCCCGATCGCGGGCGGCAGCATGGGCGGGCCGCTCCTCGTCGCGGACCCGACGACGCCGCCGGAAGTGGCGAACAAAGACTATGTTGATGCTGCGACTCAGGGCGCCATCAGCCAAGTCATCGGCGTCCCGGTCGGCGGCCTCATTGTGTGGGCCGGCTCGACGACCTTCGGCCCCAACGGCGGCATCCCGCCCGACTTCCTACTCTGCGATGGCAGCTACTACAATCCTGTCGATGCTCCGGCTCTGTGGGACGTCATCGGTGGCGGCTACGGTTGGGACGGGACCAATTTCGCCGTTCCCTATCTGCTTGATCGCGTGCCGGTCGGCGCGGGCAACTCATGGGCTATCGGCACGGCGGGCGGCGAGATCTCGCATGTCCTCGACGGCAACGAGCTGACCTACCACGATCACGGCGTCTACGATCCCTCGCACGCGCACAGCATCTATGACCCCGGCCACAACCATGTCTTCAGCGACCCCGGTCACTCCCATGGCATCGGCGATCCCGGCCACGCGCATACCTATCAGCAATGGTACTCCCCAGCCGTTAATATCGCGCCTGGAACTGGAGGCAGTCAGCAGACAAATTGGACCGGCGCCTCAGGGACCGGCGTCTACACGGGCGCCGTCGGGACTGGCTGCTGGAACAACGCCGCCGGGACTGGGGAAGGAATTTACGGCGCCGTGACCGGCATCCAGACCTACGCCAACGGCGCCTCGTGGGCGCACAACAACATGCAGCCCTTCATCGCGATGTACTGGATCATAAGGTACCAATGACATGGCAAAAGACGCACGCGGTCGCCCCATCCCAGTCAGAACTCCCGACCCGGTCGACCATCAGCCGCAGCTGAATCCGGTGCAGGAACAGTTCATCCGCACGTCGATGAAGGCTGAAGAAGCCATGCGGCAAATCGAGGAATTGAGCGCTCGTGTCAATGCGCTTGAGCAAAGCGGCTACGATCGGCTGAACGCGGATCTCCTCGATTTTGAGCAGCGCTTCGACGCGATGATGCTCGCCAAGATGCAAGATTTTGAGCGGCGTTATGAGATGATGCTGGCCGCGCCGCCGAACATGCCTCCGCTGGAGGAGGCGACTCCTCTCCCAGCCGTGCAGCACCGTCCCCACAGATGAGCTACACCTACGCCAGCTTCCAGTCCGCGCTCGCGAGCGAAATGATCGTTCCGAATAACAACGTGAACGATCCGAATTTCGTGCTCATTCTGCCGACGATCATCGATTACGCCGAGGGGCGCTGCTACCGCGAGCTGGACTGCCTGCACGCCGAGACGCGGCAGTGGTTCCCGATGATCGCCTATCAGCGCGAGCAGAGCTTCCTGGCGAGCGCCGCGACCTCGGCGACTCCGTCTCCGGCGCAGCAGATCCTCATCGTCGAGCGCGTCATCATCGAGCCTGTCGGCGCCGCGCCTCCGATTGCCGGTGTGCCGCCGACGATGGGAGGCGAGCCAGCGCTTCCGACCACGGTCGACTACCTCGACGCGGTCTACAGCGGGGTGTTTCCGAATCCGGGTCCCTTCGGACGGCCGGTCCGTTTCGCGCCGATCACCGATCAGATCCTCGCCTTCGGCCCGACGCCCGATCAGCCCTATTCCTTCCTGATCCATGGCAAGTGCCGGCCGGTCCCGCTCTACAACGCACCGCCAGGAGACGGAACGCAGATGACGTTCCTCACCCAGGTCTTGCCCGATTTATTCCTAGCGGCCGCTATGGTTTCCGCGAGCGGCTATCGCCACAACTTCGGCGCTCAGTCCGACGATCCGCGCATGGCGGTGAGCTGGGAGGGCCAGTACAACGAACTCCTGGGCTCGGCGAAGAACGAAGAGACCCGGAAGCGATTCCTCGGCTGGAACCAGCTGTCGTCGTACAGCGCGACGCAGGCAGCTCAACCGGCTCCGGCTCCTGCGGGATGATCGATGCCGTTCTCGACCGTCAAGCTCATGCCGGGAGTCAAGGCGGTCCAGACGCCGACGCTCCTCCAGGCGAACGTCGTAGCGTCTAATCTGATTCGCTGGCGAGGTGGCCTGCCCGAGAAAATGGGCGGGTGGATGAATTTCTTCTCCAGTATCTTGGGGCCCACGGCCGGCGGCCCGTCGAACGTCGCGATCCCCGGCATCTCGCGTGAGCTGTGCGCCTGGGCTGACCTCAACATCGAGAACCATCTCGCGGTCGCCGGCACGGCGGGCCTAAGCGCGCTGACGCCGACTCAGAACGGCACGCCATTCACGCGGAACATCTCGCCGCAATATGTGGTGAGCAACAACGCCACCATGACGTTCACGACCACGGCGAACTCGCCGGTCGTCACGATCAATGACCCCGATGCGGCGGTCAACAATTACGGCTCGGTTCAAGTCCAATGCCATGTCCCGGTTGGCGGTATCGTCATCTTCGGCGCGTTCCCGATCACAGCGATGCTGACGGCCGAGCAGTACACGATCACGCTGCCGTTCAACGCGGTCTCGGCGGGTACGGCCACCGCGCCGGACGTCGCGCGGTTCTCCACGGTTGCCAACAGCGAAGTGATTCAGGTCTATCTCCCGAATCATGGGCTCGTGCAGGGCTCGACCTTCGCCCTTCCGATTCCGACCGCCGTCGGCGCCAACGGGGAGGTCACGCTTCAGGGCTTCTTCACTGTCCAGCTCATCATCGACGCGAACAACTTCATCATCTTCGCGCCGTTCTCCATCCCGACGGCGGGCCTCAGTTGGGAGGGCAATTTCAACGGCGCGCCGCAGATCCTTTATTGGGTCACACAAGCCCCGCTTCTCCCCAACTCGGGCTGGGGCGTGGGCGGTTGGGGCGTCGGCGGCTGGGGCTCCGGCGCGCAGCCGCAGCCGCTCACCGCCAATGAGTTTCCGCCCGCCCCGAACACGCCGGGGTTTGGCAACATCTCTGAGGACAGTTGGTCGCTCGGCAACTGGGGCTCCCAGCTGATCGCGAACGCGACCAACGGTCCCTTGTTCTTCTGGGACCCGATCAGCGGGATTCAGAACGCTCAGATGATCGCCAACGGGCCGAGCAATTGCACCGGCTTTTTCATTGGCATGCCCGAGCAGCAGATCATCGCCTACGGTGCGAGCACCGCCCAGGTGCAGGACCCGATGCTGGTCGCATGGTGCGACAACGCGAACTACAA